GTAATCACTTACAGCACGGTCACCAGTTTTAGTAACTTCTAGTGTATCACCATCAGGAAATGCACCAGTACGGTCATTGAAAAGTAAACGACCAACCAACCAGTCGTCATACGCTTTTAGAAGTGACTCTTCGTACACCTCTTGACGAATAATATTCGCCTGTTCACCTGAAATATAAGCCATTGTCTTATCCTCGTTTTATGTTTTTATTAAAAAAGTTTTTGATTAATACCACGCTCTTTCGCTTTAGCATTCAACCTATCAACCATTTGATTAGTTGCATCCTTAGCAAAGAAAGCAGGTTTTGTAGAAACAGGTGTAGCATTGTTATGTGGAGGAACATTACCTCCTGAAGGTGGTGCTACAGATGTTGCTGTTTGTTTATCAAGTTCAAAAAGTTTCTTGAACATTGTTGGATTAGTACGAGCCGTATTAATAATATCACTATCTGACATATTAAAAGCTTGTGCTTTCTCCCTTAGCTTTGATTCAAAATCATTGCCAAACACACTTTTAGCCGCATCAATACTCTCTGATTGATTCTTGTTATAAACTGTTTCTTTCTCCGAAGCTGACAGTCTTCCCATAATCTTTTCAGTTAGTTGGGCTTCAAGTTGTTCTAAATCCAACTGAGGGGTTGTCTCAGTGGTTTGCTGTTGACTAGGTTGTTGAGTCATTTGAGTAGTGTCCTGTTGTTTAAATTTTTCTAGTGCTTCCTCAAGCTTTAGGCTTTGGTTTACCTTAGCTTCTAACTCTTGAACTTTCGCCTCTAGCGATTGTTTCTCTTGGACAGTGTTTTTAATAAAGTCCTGAGAATGTTGCCAAGATTGTTGAGCTTCTTCAACCGTGTTGAATAGTCTCTCCTTACCTTGACTATCTGTGCCACTGAATAATGGCTTATGTTCTTCCTGAACTAATGGCTGGTTGCCTTCCAAATTACTTTTTACATCTTGGTTAGATGACATAACTTTGTTTCCTATTTTTTCTTTTTAATTCGAGTTTTAGTTTTAGGTGCAACTTTTTTAGCCCTTTTAGCTGCCCTTTCAATAATTTTCTGTTTATTCCGAATATCTTTTGCTTCCTGCCGCTCTTTTGATGCTTGTTGAGGATTACCTGACCGACTATGTATTGTAGTAAAACCTCCTTCTAAATCCTTATCTAAACCTTCCGTGTATCTTTTAAATCCTACACGTGAATTTTTCTTCCTATCTTTTGTAGAATTTAACTTTTTCTTAGCTGCTGCTTTTTGTTTTTCATAAGCCATTTTATTTTATCCTCTTATTTAGATTTACGTTTAACTGGTTTCTTTTTCATTGGCATAGGTTTTTTATAACTTTTCATATTCTCACCATTTTACGCGATTACTCCAATACGCTGCCGACATCTTACCTTTAGCTATATTTTTAGCGTGTCTTGCTTTAAAACTCTTTTGTCTAGCTGTAGCTTTCTTATCGCCTTTAACCCCTTGTTGACCAAAACGAATTGTTTTAACCTTGTCACCTTCCTTAGCTACTACAACATGAGACTTAGTAGGGTGGTTTGGTGTACGTTTAGGTTTGTTATAACCACTAACACCAGCCCTTTCTAATCTACTATCTTTCTTTTTCTTCTCAGCCATATTACTTACCTATTTGCTTTAAGAGTTTACGTAGTATTTGCCTTACACCTTTATGATAGGAATTAAATTCTTTCTTCTGAAACCATGATACAAAGTCAAACTTCTTATCACTCGTTTCTTGATTAACCCCTATCTCATATTCTAAATACTCTACAAATAACTCCGTCACTTCATTATGTTTCCAAGTTCTGTAACGTGTTAAGAGTTCATCCTTCTCTTGTTTAGTTTTCAATACACTAAACTGTTTAGTTAGAAAAGGTGGTATTTTATGTTCAGCCATTATAACTCTTCACCTAGTTCTAACTCTGCCATGCTAGGCTGGCTTCTATCCATCATAAAGTCTTCTTCTGCTCTAGCAGTAATCTTTTGCTGTTCTAGTTGTTCTTCTGTAGCTGCAAACTTACCGAAGATATCGAAGTCTGATAGTCCGTATAAGAAGTTAACAGCTTGTGTTAATTGCCAAGAGTTCATATGTGGAGCTACTAATTGTCCTAATTGACTTTGTGACAACTGCTGAATACCCGCTTGTTGTTGTAGCTGTCTTTCAAAACGTCTAGCACCATAAGGAACCAACTTACCATTACTCTTTAAATCATCTTCTGTAACTTGTAGAGTAGTGAAAATACCCTCTTCATCTTCTTCTAACACTTTAATAACTGAAGTAAAGTTCTCTTTAGCTATCTCAATTTCAGCAGTGATAAGAGGCTCTAAGAACTCTTGTTCAAACTGTTCAGCACTATTAATAAAACTTCTAAATGCACCTTCATTAAGGTTTTGTACTTCAAATGCTGTCTTTTCACCAGCAGTTCTAAATCCACTAATCTGTGGAGGTAGACCACTAGCTCTACGTGCTAAGTCTAAATGTAATGCTATTTCATTGTTATAAGACAACACAGTAGAGTCTGGAGTGATATCTGATACACTACCACCTTCAGGTACTAGGTATTTAGTTTGACCTGTTACATCGTCGTATATCTCTTCTACATCACCTACATACAATCTATCAGGATGTGCAAATCTATCAATAGCATCGTTCTTAGCATTCTCCCTATGGTTAATCATGTAGTTAATCCCCACTACATTATCTAATGCTCCTTGTGCCCACAAGTTGTCAGGTCGTTGTTTAAAACTTCCTTTGAAGACTCTAACACCCGTTTCTTCTTTATCAAATATAAGACAATCCCTATCAACAATAGCAATGCACCGATTCTTATAAACAGTTTTGGAATTAACATCGTATACATCACCGTAATAGGTTAACACTTCAATAAAGTCTGACATTAAATATTGTTCAATACTGCCAAAGCCATCAGGGATATACTGTGCTTCTTTACGTCTATTAGAGTAGTCATTTCTACCACCACTAGAACGTCTGTCTAACACACCTTCCATTTTAGCCATATCAATATTCAAGTCTGAAGGTAGGCTATCAATCCACCCTTTAAACTCACCTAAGCTCATTAGACTTCTTATGATTTTACCAGTGTTATAAAAGCTATTAGCAGTAGGGTTAAATACAATATCAAAAGGGCTAATACGCTCAATACACGCCCCAGCGTATCCACTAACAGGGACACCTTTCTCATCAGTAGTTGTAGAGTCTTTGTAATATACTTTAGCAAAACAGTTTCCATATCTATGATAGTCATCAATAACCTTACGCATAGTAGGTCTGAAGTCATTAACTCTATGAATATGTTTAATGTAAGAAAGTACTTTCTCTCTCTTAGTTTTAGTTACAGACTCAATATCATAACCTTGCCATCCCAACCAATCTTCATGTGGGAGAATAGTGCTATACATAATAGCATTAAGGTCGTTGTGAATTTCACTTACAACAGGAATCATAGTGTTATGGTCAGTACCAGTGTTTAATGTACTGTTAGTGTCCGTACCATGAATATACTTATCAATCTCACTCCACAAGCTTCCTGCTGGCTCTTTATAAGAATTCCATTCAAACCACTTCATACTAACTGTAGAAGCTACATTTGCTACTTCACTATAATTTTCTATTGTAAGAGTCTGCATTACGCTCTACGCCTTCTATTTAAAAATCTGTTCTGTGCTTTAACAACTTGACCACTGTTCACTTTGTTAGTTGTTATTCTCGGTTTTGTATTACGCTTACTTGTACTCACAGCAATAAATAAGCTATCTTTTAAGTCATCTGTGGATGGTCTTGATAGTCTTAACTCTTCCTCTAAAATACGAGATAAACCGCCCTTAAAGTGAAACACACTACCATTCCTGTACAATGGTTCTAATATCTCTTCTATACGTTCTTCTTTATTACGTGTAGAAGGTTTAGCTTCAATGATTAAGTTGGCTGTCTGTCTCCTCATTTCATCTTGAATGAAGTTGGCTATAACCTTACCACCAGCATTACTTTCTATTGTAGCTTTAGGGAATCCCCAATACTCCCACAATTCAAACAAGTTCTGATAGTATACTTCTGCTTTATCTGTTTGAAATCTTCTTTGTTCCAATACATACAAATAACCATCTGTATCCCACCCAATTACACTGATAGCTGTGTAATCTCGTTTAATCTTTCTTATTCCTGTAGACTCTGAGAATGCTAAGTCAACACCACAATGAAGAGACAACACTTTTTCACCATACTTCCACTTACCATTTTCTTGTTCTAAGAACTTAGGGTTGGCATATTGAAAGTGTTCTCTACTAACTCTATCAGTACCTACAGCGTTAGGGTCGTTATAATACTGAGCAAAGTATAGCTCTAAGTTCATAGCATGAGAACGTTTCTTACTTAACTCTGTAGCATTAAATCCATACCAATTACCATTAGGCATCTTCTACCTAGGCCATATGTAGTTCCCACTACCATCCCTAGACTTACTATCTTCTACTACTCTTTCAAAAAACTTCCACAATGGTCTTGTTTCTACTATTTCACCATCATCGTTATAAACGTCATAAGTTTTTTCTTTTAATGTAGCGTATAAGTCATTATCCCCATATCTAGTACCTACTGCCCACATTAAACTACCAGTGGTAGCAATACTACTGAAGGATTGATAGGTTTCCCTTATTTCCTCACGCTCTGAGGGACTTTTATAGTTTTCATTAGTAACTAAATCATCAAACACACAAAGTTTGAAGTGTGCCCCTGTATTGGTACTTTTAGCACTTGTAGCCCATATAGTAGGGTCTTTTTCACTTTCTGGTCTATCAGGGTGGTCTACACTAATTTCTGTCTTAGTCCAAGCCCCTTTAGGTTTATGTTCATAGTCCTTTGTACGAGTGTTGTATTCATACCTAAGCATGTTAGGCCAAAACTCTCTATGCATTTCACTTTTAAATATATTTTTGATAACCGTCAATTGTCTTTCCGACAGAGTAGGGTTAGCAGAAACATACGCAATTGTGAACCACGGGTGTTTAGTCACCACCCAACTAACAGCTACAGCA